AATCTAGCTCCATTTAAGTTCTAATTTTCTCATACACTCTGGGCGGTGCACTTGCCAAGATTTCAATGCAGTATTTGTTCATTCTTCAATCTCCGTAATGACTTCCCCAGTCTTGATATCGAATAGAAAATAGATAATCTGCGTTGCTTTAGGCGTTTTTTCAGCTTCTTAATTTTCATGCTCTGCCGCCAATGTGTTCAATCTTGCATCCAAGTGATTATCTAGCGACTCAAAGTCATCTGGGCTAAGATTGTGCTGTTGCTTAAATAACATCTCGCGCGCAGCATTGGCGTTATCCAAAGTCACATCAGCAATGGAGTGGCGCAAATCAAAATACAGTTTTTTGGCTTTGTAAGCAGACAGCAGATTTTGACGCTGACTTTCATCAATTGATCCTGATTCGCGGTACTTAGCAACTTGGTGGGCTAGCTCTGCCAGCTCATCGAGATCATGGGCTTTGCCAATTTGTTCGGCAATGGATGCGGTATCAATGTGCTCAATTTGAGCGACATGACTAACAGCTTGATTTACCATGTCGTTAATATCTTTGACCGTGGCTTGAATTGGCTTTGGTGCATTACCTTTTTCTGACAGCTCATCAGGGGTATAAACGCCCAAAATCACATCAGGGCAGTGCAGGCGCGCCCAACGCTTAGCACCCAAATAAGCCAGCTGCTGTCTTGGGTCAGCTATCCATAGGGGCGAGTTTCGCACGCTGCCCACCTGTGCCATACTGATAGATAGCGTGGTCGGCTCTGTGTCGCCTTGTATGATGGCTGAGACTACCACGCCCACATCATCTGACTTATCATCTTTGGATTTGACTTTTGACCAGTCACCAAAATAATCAAATTTGAGTCGCCCAACAATTGGCGCTTTGGCATTGATTACGGCGATGACCAACTGAGCTTCATAGCCTAGTGTGCCATTGACCAGATGGGTCTTTTGAGCCACGGCATAAGGATCCATGCCCCAGCGGATTGATTGACCAATAATCGCAAAGCAATCTCCCACTTTGCCTTGTAGGTGCTTGGGAATGGTGCAAGAGCCTGACGCCATGATTTCGGCTAGGCGGTGGCATTTGTTGAATAGCCCATCATCTAGGACGATTTGGTTTTGGCTGGTGGTTAGTTCGTTCATAATGTGATTCCTTGTTTGTTTTCACGGTAAATGTGGATAAAGTGGCTCATGACGGCATCATTAGGATGCATGATCATCTGATCCAGTTCGCACAAAATCTTTGCAAGCTCGCCAAGAGCTTGGTTATTTGCACTAATCTCGCTTTTCAGGTCAGAGATGTGTAGCCGCATGGCATGGTTGGCATTTTTGAGCTCATCGATCATGCGATGGGAAATATCAAGCTGTCTTTTGAGATGATCAATGTACTGCTGTTGGGCGTGTTTTTTATTCATGATTTTCTCCTTGGACGGCTTGGAAATTATGCCAAAGGTGCGTCTCGATGGGATCATTAGGCAATATCGGCATACTGCCATAGGCGATCACCGTCTCTGCTGGCACTTCATAAATCTCAACGATGGTAGTGATTTTCTTGATTTTCTTCATGTTCATGGGTCTGTCCTAAAATTTTGGCGTACAAAGCCCCTACCTGCCAAGGATGGCAAGCGACAGATAGGGGGGGTGGATTATTGGTGGTTTAGCAGTCGGCGGACTGGCTCAGCGATGAGCTTATCCACGGTGGGGAAAAAGCTGTCTGCACGAAGCTCGGCAAGCTTGTCCATCTCATCGAGTAGTACAGGGAGCATCTCATCACGCTCACCACGGATGACATGGCGGATGATGTCGGCTTCGATGGCTCGTCGTTTGGTGCCGTATTGGTTCAATACATGATAGATGCGTACCAACTCATCAGCAATCAGCAGTAGATGCTCGGTGGTGTAGGCTTGCCCACCTGTAGTGCCAGTTAGCTCACGCAGGCGTGCATGGATGGCGAATCTGGCACTGCCAGAGGCATGTAGGGGTGTGCCACACAGATGCACCAAGTGCTTGATGTTCGACACATCTTGGCTGGTGATGGTGTTGGTTGGCTTAGCTAAGCAAGGGATGTTCTCACCTTTGGTCATCGTATCAAACGCACGAATGACCATCAAATGAAACTTAGGGCTAATCCACATCGCATAGGCATAGACCAGTTCACGGCAGACATAAGTACCTTGGGCTTTGCCTTTGCCGATGATGGTGTTGTAAGCGACTGTGCCGTCTTGTTCGATGGCGTGGATCAGATCTTGGGTTTCTTGATTGCGTAGAAAGCCATAAGGCTCGTGGCGTTTTTCATTGCCACTGGCTTTGTGCAAATCATTTAGGGAATATAAGCCGCCAATCTCACGGACGATAAAGTCGGCTTGGGTCGGGATAGAGATGATTAAGTTCATGGCGAACTCCTAGTTAATTTTTTCGAAATTTAACCCAAAAAAGGGCGCTAGGGGGTTCGAAAACCGTAACTAGTCGGCTGGGATTATTCGTCTGATAAATCAGCTTATTTCTCCGCCCCCCTAACATAATTTATGATGTGAGAATTTGTACATCTTAATTTTGAAAGGGATTTTGCTTTGATATTTATGTTCCGCAAATTTGCGGAGCTTAAATTTTGGCAATAAAAAACCGCTAAATCTTTCGGGTTGCGGTTATCCGCTAGTTACTAAGGTTTCGACACCTTGTGAGATATCATAGCCCAAGTTTTAGCGAATTGCAAGGGGTTGGGGTGTAAAAAATCCACCGCCTAAAGTGGGGGTGGACTTTATTGATTGGATGGTGGATTTTTTGGCTGTTGTCTTAGCACATAAACAATCAAAATCCCTATAATCGCAGAAATGGCAACAATTGCCACCGCAGTTTGCCCAAAGCGGACGGCAAACCCTGCAACTGTCAATAACCCCAAACCAAGTGCCAAACCAAACCATTGTCCACGAGCCATCAGCGAGACATTTTGTTTATCAAAATCCATCAGGGCGGTATTAACACGCACCATTTCTGAAATTTGGCTGGTTTGTAGCTTATGGCGTTGCTCTTGTTCGGTTTTTGCCATTTGCATGACTTGCTCAACATATTTTGGGTCAATTTTGTTAAGTTCGTGCAAAAACTCAGCAGGTGGATAAGGCGAGTATTCCTCCACCTGTTCAAATTGTGTCTGCAAACCTCGTTCATCTTGGGTGGCTTGTACTCGTGTACCTTTACGCTGTTTTTGGCTCATAGCGTACCATTCCAAGTGAGTTGCCTACTTTTTTGCTGGCGTTAGATACATCTGTACCAACCGCTTGCCAATCTTGGGCGGTATCGCTTGGCTTGATATCGGTAGGATAAATGTAGCGTGGTTCTGCACTTGGCAATAACACAAATGCCGATAACATACCTTCTAAAAATGGGGAGAGTTTACTCATGATGCACCTTGCTTAATTATGCGGAAAACAAATGGGGGTATCATAACGCACTCGGAATGAGCCAAAACCTGCTTCTCCTAGCTTTGGTGGTACAAATTCCACTTCCTTGATGATATCCTGACGCTGCTCAATGTCCAACAAGTACGCTTGAGCAGTCAAAAGACGCTCTTTTTTTGGTATCAATACCTTGGTTTTTGATTTTTTAAGCATAACGGTCGTCCAAAATAATTAATTGACCGCATACAGCGGTTAATTAATTATAACCCAAATTATAAAATTGTCAATCAAGCCCACTTCGGCAAATCAATCGCCACAATCTCACTGCTATAAGCAGGGTAGCTGTCTGCATCACGGCAAGCTTTGAGTCGTGCCAATGCGGTGTCTAGGTCGGCTTTGCCACGCTCTAGCATCTCATCAGATGGCGTATAGCTCGCCACCGCATAAGGGGCGTCACGCTCAGCCACTAGCCAAATATAGGCAGGGCAAGTGCCAAAGTGTGCCTCATAACCATCTAGGTACATTGCCGCTGACAGATGATAGCCAAAGTTGGTGATTGTCCGCTTAAACGCTGATGGACTGGCGTTATCCGTGGTCTTAAGATCCACAATCAAGCCATTAGGGAATGAGTCGCAGGGCGTAATCAAAAAGTCAGGACGCACACGGCAATCAATGCCAGTATCTTGATCGGTGTAAAATATCGACGCTTCTATCAGTGTGCGATTCACCTTTAACAGCTTGGCAACTGACGACTGCTTTAGGCTGTCTGTCATAGCGGTCGCTGTATCCATCTGATCTGCTGTGATGATGCTTTTATGGGCGTTACGCTCAAGCCAAGCTTCGTAGTCTGCCTTGCCTTGCTTGGTTCTGCGGTCAAACTTGGGCATGACCGTGTACTCATAATCGACCAGATGCGGCTCAAGCAGTAGGGTATGTACCAATGAGCCCAGTTTCATTGCATCGCTCGGCTCTTTTGATGTCTCAAGGCTTGCCTTAAAATGTGCTGGTGTGCGTAGCATGTGCTTAAGCTGGCTTGATGATACGGCAGGGTGAGCATGATAGTCGGCATTGGATAGGTTGTGGATAAGATTGCTCATGCGATTGCTCCCTTGTCCTGTTCAAACTCTTTGAAAAGGTGCGGACAAAAGTCTTGAAAAAACACAAAATCTTGCAGATTAAGTAGCTTAGTGCAGTACTCACGAATCTCTTTGCGATTACAACATACTTCGCGTGGCGGATTGCCACACTCCAAATACATAAAAATTGCATGAATTATTTTTGTTGCATCTCGTCCGATACTGTATACCACGGTAAAATTAACGATACCACGGTTAATATAGCGTTTACGAAGTTTGCTCATGGGTTTGGGTTCTCCCGTTGTAGGTGAATAGATTCTTCATAATACTGTCGTCCAAGCTCTTCTTGGATCTTGCATTCGTGGTCAAAGGCATACAGACAGCCTTTTAACATAAACATCATGATGACGATAAAAATCACCGTTTGGATGGTTGATCGCATAGTGTATCTCCTAAGTTAATCTGACACTGACAACCAAAGCGATTGTCAGTAGCTGAATAACTCCTTAATCTGACACTTTTTGCACCAAGCGGTCAGATGCTGGCTTGGGGTCTATGTTGTTAAATAATTGGCTCAGTTTCATTGGCTGATAGGTTTATCATACTACTTTAAGTAGTAATAAACAACTAAAAACTACTAAAATAGAAAAAAATATATAAGTTATTGATTTTAAACTATTAAAAGTAGTATTATTAGACAACAAAAAACCGCCATTAGGGTGGTAAATTCAGGGTAATAAAAAACCACCTGTGGGGTGGTAAAAATAACTCGAGTTTTTTAGTCAAATGGATTATAATATCCATTAATAGGTTATTTTGAGTAATGAAATGACAAAAATAGAAGCAGTTGATCTATTCTGCGGTGTTGGCGGTCTAACCGCTGGACTGATTAGAGCTGGTATCAAAGTTAAGGCAGGTTATGATATTGATGCCGCCTGTCGCTATGGCTACGAGTATAATAATGATGCCACATTCGTCCAAAAAAGCGTAGCGGATGTCACTGCTGATGAAATTGAAAGCTGGTACAGTGACGGTGTTGTGCGCCTATTGGCAGGATGTGCCCCATGCCAACCATTCTCTACATACAACAATGGCAAAGATACAAGTATGGATAAGAAATATCCATTGCTCTATCATTTTGCCCGACTGATAGATGAGGTGTACCCTGAGCTTGTGACAATGGAAAATGTCCCTGATGTCACCAAGCATCAAGTGTATCATGACTTTGTGGCTAAACTTGAAAGTCTAGGTTACCAAGTATCTGCTCAAAAGGTAGAGTGTGTTAAATACGGTATTCCCCAAGATCGCAAGCGTCATGTACTCCTTGCAAGCCGCATTGGTAAGATAGGGCTGATACCCATAACACATGAATCACCAGTGACGGTACAAGAAGCGATTGGACACTTAACGCCCATTGTAGCAGGGCAAAGATGCTCTGAAGATTCGTTGCATCTAAGCTCTGGCTTGAGTGAGCTAAACATGATGCGGATTAAGGCATCTAAGCAGGGCGGTAGTTGGCGTGATTGGCCTGAAGAATTGGTTGCCGAGTGTCACAAAAAAAGCTCTGGCAAAACTTATGGTAGCGTTTATGGGCGCATGTCATGGGATAAACCTGCACCAACAATGACCACATTATGCACAGGCTATGGTAATGGTCGCTTTGGACATCCTGAACAGGATAGAGCCATCTCACTGAGAGAAGCTGCCATATTCCAAACCTTTCCTGAAGATTATCAGTTTGCAGAACGCATCAATATGACAGCCATCTCTAGAATGATTGGCAATGCTGTGCCTGTTAGATTGGGTGAAGTGGTTGGAATGAGCTTTTTGACAGCTGTTGTATATTAAGTATTTGGATTTTTTAGATATTTTTTCTCATTCATATATATATCAAGTCCATTAAAAACACCCAGTAGCACCGCTCGTACATTGTTTAGATTACTACGCAGAGACTCAACAGCCATTTGACCACCGCAAGTTTCAAAGGATACAGAACCGTGCGCTAAATTATTTCTTTCTGTCTTAATTTTTAAAATGGCATTCTTATCCCAACAAGCTGATTTTTTATCCTCTTGGGGAATGGGGCAGAGTTCGAAATCATATTTTTGGCAATACTCTGAAATAATTTTGCAGTCAATATTGCCACTGAATAACTTTTTCTTATTATACCCTAAATCAAATAGCCGCTCCCTGTGATCTAAGTGATTGTTTGATAGCTCTGTGATCTTTTCTTGGGTTAATCCTTTTTGAAGATTTTTTAAAATAATTTTATGCAATTTTTTGGATAGATTCATGATATCGCACTGCTCGGATTTGATTGTTTCATAAATGGAGTCAATAGCATTACTCATGGTGGACTCAAGCAGATTGTATAACATCAAATAAGAGCTAGCCCGCAATGTTTTTGTAAGCTCCCTATTGATTTCATAAGATGCTTCAGAAAAATCAGATTTGCTTGAGGTCAGGCACGGATCATCTATCGTTGATATCTTTTCAACAAAATCTATATATGACTCCACTTCATGTAGTCGTATTTCAAATTCTTCGTAAGCTACTTTCAGATATCTATTTTGAATTTTAATCATCTTGCCTATCCAAATTGATTTCTCTGCCTAAAAGTTTATTTTTAACAAACTCAATTCTTTTAATAATTTTAGGTTTTGAATTGCTTGCATCTGAACGCATCATAGTTAGAAATTCTTTGTCTATATATGCCCAATTAGTGTCACTAGGGATAAGATTTTGGTTTTCTTCTAATGCCAAGCTTGAACCAACAGAGATTGCTTCAAAACGAATTCTGGAAATAGATTTAGCATTTTTGGATTTTCTAAAATCATGCGCAAAGTGAGCTTGAACAAATTTTAGCATCTCAAAAAACTGCTTTTCCATTTCCGGTTTCTTAACAGTCTGAAAATTAGTATCTTCGTTCATGCTTTCAATATAGTCATTCAAAAATCCAGAAACGCTATTATCGGTGCTACCATCGTTTCTTGTTCCAAAATTTGTATATCTCTCACGGTAAGCAAAAAATCTTAAAATATATTCTTCGCGCTCTCTGCGATTCTCCTTATTTTTTGCTACACAAATCAGTTTTTGCACTTCTTTGTTTTCAGCTAAAGTTTTTAAGAAATTAACAAATGGGCTATCTCCAGACCCTATACGCACTTCCATATCGGTTAGCTTGCTTCCACCTGTGTTCAGTCTTCCAAACATCATGCGTCTACCATCTTCATCAATATTTTTTAACTCAATGAGTCGGATAGTGGTGCGGTTAAAACGACGCTGTTGAGCCAATGGTAAGTCGTTAAAAATACTACCTTCTAATGAATGCAATCTTTGCATGCCTTGTAGTCTAAGATGATTGTTAACATAAGCATAGATGGTTTGCATTCGCTGAGTGCCATCAACAATCTCAACTCTACCATCAACATAATCTTGCTCATCGTCGACAATATCTGCCACAAATATGTAGGGGATAGGTAAGCCAATCAATAGCGATTCAATAAATAAAGATTGTCGCTGTAAATCCCAAACAAACTCTCTTTGATAGTCGGGAATAAATATCTCTGGCTCTGTTTGTTTAGAGGGATTAAATTTTTGTACCAAAACTTCTATTGGGTACTCTCTAATATCAAAATCAAACTGCTTTTGATTTTCAGAGATTTCCCTTTTGATCGCTTCTTCATCGAAAGTCGATATTACATATTGCTGCATATTTTTCCTAATTTAAAACTAAATTACAATCGTATAAACTGTGAATTTGTCATTCACGCCACAAAAGTCCTATCAGTCATTCACCACCGCTCAAGACGGCTGACACTCCAAACCCATCCAAGCACTTCAAACTCACCATCGCTGATCTGCTGCTTGGTGGCGACTTGCTCAGGAAATTCAGCAGCATTATCGCTGACGATACGCACGCCACCATCAGGCAGTCGATACAGACGCTTACATAAGCACAGCTCCCCAAAGCGAATCGCAAAAATCCGCCCATCTTTGACTTCTTTTCGTCCTTTATCGATATAAATCGTATCGCCATCTTGTACATAGGGCATCATGCTGTCATCACGGGCAGTGACTGCAAAAGCATTTTCAGGCATTACCCCAAGATTGCTCAGTGTACGCTTACCCATGCGTAATTTTCGGGTTTCATGTGTCACATCATCATTAACCGCACCATACCCACAAGCAAAGGCAATGTCTTTATAAAAAGGGATCTCAGCTTCATCATCATCCAGTGGGGTGCTATCGTCCCATTCGGTGATAGGGGCGAGTTTATAATTATTTTTTGTCATCTCACCTTCGCCGTAGTCAAGCCAAGTTATAGGTACACCAAGACATTGCGCAAGCAGTTTCATTTTGTCGTTTCTTGGCTTGGCTTGACCTTTGGAATAACGGCGTATCATTTCGTAATTAATACCCGTTTTTTCACTTAAATCACGCAGTGATAAATTTTTAGCTGACATAGCTTGATTCAGTCGTATGGAAAAATCCTGCACTGCCATTCTCCTCAATTTTTCTACTTAAGGTAGTAATTAGTATTATATTACACCAATTTATAACTTGCGTCATCACTATTATTGATAGTATAATGCAACGAAAAGTAGTATTTAAGTAGGATTATTTATGACTGCATTAGATAAAGCGATCGCCATATTAGGAAATCGATCAGCCTTGGCTCGCTCACTTGGCATCACGCCTTGGGCATTGAGTAAATGGGATAAAAACAATCCGCCAAGGGATAGATGCTTAGCTATTGAGCAAGCGACAGGCGGTAAGGTAAAAGCGGAAGACTTGCGTCCTGATATTAATTGGGAATATGTCAGAGAACAACAAAAAACCCCTAGTTATCGCTAGGGGCGGTGTCCATTTTCGGATTAACTTAAGGAAAGTTAAATGAACGAATTTATTATACCAAACTTTAATTTTGTGAGCAATGCTTTTAGTAAGTGTCGCACAGATTTAGACGCCCAAGAGCGAGAAATCGCTGAATTTATCAAAAAAGGTGGCAAAGTCATCAATCTTAATAAAGAGCAGACAAAGAAAATGGTGTGCAAAGCTCACGCCTGCCGCCAGTATAAAAATCCAAATGCCAAGATTAGATTGCTGCTATCGCATCTACAAAAAACAGGTGAGCACATGACATCAGCTCAAATCAAAAAACAATTTGGGATCAAAGCGGCAGGCTCGGCAGTGAGCAGGTTTAATCAGCGTGAAGGCAAAACGCTGATCAAAAACAAGAAGCTTCGTGATAGCACCAATCATATTTATTGCGTTTACTATGCGGCGGAGGTGAACTGATGCATTACTATAGTCACAACATTAATGATTTTAACAATGCAACCATTCATTTGAGTGTCGAAGAAGAGTGCATGTATCATCGTGCACTCGCTTGGTATTATTCAAACGAATTACCCTTACCATCAGATAAAAATAAAATTTATCGCTACCTTCGAGCAACAACCAAAAAACTGCAAAAAGCAGTGGATATGGTGCTGGAAGATTTTTTTATTTTGGAAGATGATGGCTATCACCAAGCACGATGCGATGAAGAAATTGCAGAATACAAGAAAAAGCAAGAAGTTGCATCAAATGCTGGCAAAGCTTCGGCTAACGCTCGTAAAAAGAAAGCTGAACAAGACGAAAACAATCAGCAAGCAAATGATGAACATCACATTAACGACCGTTCAACAGCCGTTCAACAGGAAATTAACGACCGTTCAACGACCGTTCAACCAACCAATAACCATAAACCAATAACCAATAATATATATACACACACTAACGCGCGCGAGCAAAATTTTTGCAGCTTGGCGGATTGGCAACCACCACCCATGCAGGAAATGCAATCTGAATTGCTTAGGGCAGGCGTGAATGTCACACTCAATGCATCGCAGTATCAAATCACTTTGCAAGATTTCAAGGCGTACTACGACAATCAAGCCACGCTTGGTAAACCGCTGAATACTGACTTTGTGAGAAGACAGAAATTTCGTCAATGGTTATCAAGATCGGACAGCAAAAAACCAACGAATCGCACTGATGAATTGGCAGCCATGGCGAATAACTTTGGTGAAAATTTTTACAGCAAAAACGCAAATCCAAAACTTGGGGTGACGCATGAGTAACTTGATGATTCAAATTCACAGTCCGTCACACTTGGTGGCAGTCATACAAGGCTTAGCTGTTGGTTCGTTTGAAAAACGCTATGGTGCTATGAAAACTGCAGATGTGGTGAATATTTTTGCTTTTGTCACACAAGATTTGACACCTGAGCAGTTGGTTGTGGGTATCAACACGATGGTAAGCAAGGGTTTTTGTCCAGATGCAGCTTTGTTTCGTCGCTGGTGTTTGGGTTTAGCAAGCTTTAGCCATGACGATGCCATTTCAGACAGTTATCGTGGCAAATCAGGTGCTCTGGGCAATATCTTGAAGTGGATTGCTCATCCTAAGAACACGGTGATCACTGTTGCTGAAAAACAAGCCTATGATGCCACCTACCACCTTTGGCAGGATATCAAGTCAGAACATGACAAATGGCGTGCTGAAAATGCGTTCAAAGATGAGTATGAGCTGATCGTTAATCGCTTTGTCAAAGACGGTATCACTTGCCAAGTTTACACACCACCACCTGCGATTGAAAACAAGCCCAATGATGAGCATTGGCCTGTATCAAAAGATCGTCAGGATGAAATCTTTGCAACGCTTGGGAAGATCACAGGGCGGTTAGTATGAGAAAACGAGAACCATGTCACCGTGATATCTGGCATTCAATCACTGACTTGGATTACGACGATGTGATGGTTTTAAGATCTATCTACTACGCAGGCTTGCGAAATGATGAGACCAGACGAGCATGCACTGTTTACAAAATTTACCGGGATAAAGTTCGTGAAGTACAAAAACAAAAAAACACAAATTGATGGCATTACTTTTGACAGTAAAAAAGAAGCTGAACGCTATAAATTGCTCAAATCGATGCAAGATGATGGATTGATCAATGATTTGGAATGTCAGCCAAAATTTATGCTGATACCTAGCCAATACTTTGAAACTATTGGCAGGCGTGAAAGAGGCGTCGATTATGTCGCAGATTTTCGCTACAAAGACAACCTTGGGCAAATCATCGTCGAAGATGTCAAAAGCGCCATCACAGCTAAAGATAAAGTTTATCGAATTAAGCGTAAGATGGTGAAGTATTTTCATGATGTGGAGATTATAGAAGTATGAGATATTACTACAATCCAAGTACCGACCAATACGCCAAAGTACTAGGTGAAGACGCTAACAGCAATTTTGTCACTGTCGTCATTGATGACAAGCAGCAGGTTATGGATTGGGACGAGTTTGTCGGTCAATTTAATCAGCTGGTGGATGTCTATGAAGATAAATCAGCAGAGATAAGCAGATGATGAATGAATTAAAACAAACTGAAAATGACGCAGTCAATCACCCAAGTCATTACACATCAGACCCATCAGGCATTGAGTGCATACAGATTACACGCCATCGTAATTTTAATATAGGCAACGCCATCAAATACCTTTGGCGAGCAGGGCTAAAAGATGGTAACAGTGATATTCAGGACTTGCAAAAGGCTGTTTGGTATATTCAAGATGAAATTAAAAGAATCAAGGGGGCGGTATGAATGAATACAGAGAATGGGGTAAATGGGTGCGTGATAACCCTGATTGCTTGAAAACTAAAAGCACTTGGCTAATGGTTGAGCGATCAAAGCTACCAGCAAATCGCCGCGTATATGTGATGACAGATGATCGGGGCTTGCAAATTGATAGGGGGGTCAGTGAACTGGCGAGATATTGCTCAGTGTCAGCCAATGTGTTTATGATGTTTTATGTATGGGGGTGGTCTCATGAAAAGATTGCGGTACGCTATTTGAGTGCTATTGGGTATCGGGGCAAGAGCCGAGCAAGCCGCCATGATGTTAGATCTGCCCTCATTAAAGCGGAATCATTTTTAGCTGGGCTATTGCATAAACTGTATTCATTTACATAAACCCTACAAATAAGCCTTGTTTTGTCGACAGTCCAATAGTAAGATATTATCAAACTTGAGGAGTGCACCTAATTAAAAGGTGCACTTTTTTTATGGAAGAAATATGACAACACCATGCAGAGCCAGACTGTGCAAAAATCTTGTTAAAAGCAGATTAATGAAGGGTTATTGTGATGAACACGCGCACCTCCGCCATGGCTGGCAACATAATAAATCAGCGTCAGAGCGTGGCTATGGTAGCCAGTGGAAGCGATTAAGATTACAGGTGCTTAAGCGTGACAAGTATCTTTGTCAAATGTGCAAAGCTGATGCACGATACACACACGCAACCGATGTGGATCATATCATACCCAAGGCGAAAGGTGGCACAGACAATATGGCAAACTTGCAGTCACTTTGTAGTTCTTGTCACAAGATTAAGACAGCACAGGACGGGAGGGGCGGGTAAAAAGTTTGGAAAGATTGTCTTGTAGCACCGCCCCCTAAAAAAATTTTTACGACCGCGAAATTGGAAGTTTTAGGGTAAGTTAAGATAAATTAACAGGTGGAAAAATGAAAGGGCGAAAACCAAAACCAACAGCTATTAAAGAATTGACAGGCAACCCTGGCAAGCGTGCCCTGAACAAAAACGAACCCAAATTTGCACAAATCACCGAAATCGAACCGCCAGTATGGATGACAGGTACTGCCGTGACCATGTGGTGTACTGTGATGCCTGAATTGTTGGCAACTGGCGTGCTAACTGTGGCAGATGTGCATAATGTCGAAGCATTTTGCATGAGCTACAGTAGGTGGCGTGAAGCTGAACAAGAAGTGGAGCGGTATGGGCTTGTTATCATGGATGACAACGGCAAGCTGAATAAAAACCCTGCACTCACCATCATTAACGAAGCTAAAACGCAGATGATGAAGTTTGGGTCATTGCTGGGTCTTGACCCATCATCACGCACACGGCTGACAGGTGCAGCCAACAGCGAACCTATCGCCAATCCTTTTGCAGATTTATGACTTATCCCAATGTACAAAAAGCCTTAGATTACATTCATGCGGTGCTATCTGGTGAGATTATCGCCAATAAATACATTAAATTGGCCTGCCAAAAGCACTTAGACGAGCTAAAAAACAGCGAAACTAACCCTGATTATCCGTATTTTTTTGACCCTGCCAAGGCAGAAAAGGTGGCAAAGTTTATCCAGCTTTTACCGCATACCAAGGGCAAGTGGGCATCAAAAGGCGAAAAAATCGCCCTTGAGTCGTGGCAAATCTTTGCTTGCTGCCTGCCATTTGGTTGGATTAAGCGAGCGACGGGGTTTCGTCGTTATACTAAGATTTTAATTTTTGTGTGTCGTAAAAATGGTAAGTCTGCCATTGCAGCAGGCATTGGCAATTATATGTTTTGTGCTGATGGCGAGTTTGGTGCTGAAGTATATAGCGGTGCAACCACCGAAAAACAGGCTTGGGAAGTATTTCGACCAGCTAAAATCATGGTTGAGCGTACCAAAGCACTTAAAGACTTTTACGGCATTGAAGTCAATGCATCGAACATGGCACGCTTAGCCGATGGCTCACGATTTGAACCGATCATTGGTAAGCCTGGTGATGGCTCAAGCCCATCTTGTGCCATCATTGATGAGTACCATGAGCATAAAAATAACGATTTGTACGACACCATGGAAACGGGCATGGGTGCACGAGAACAGCCGATTATGCTTGTGATTACTACAGCAGGTTCATCCATCGGGGGTGCGTGCCATCAGATGGTGCGAGATGCTGAAAAAATGCTTGATGGGGTAATGGATATTCCCGACCTTTGGGCGGTGCTATATGGCATGGACAAAGACGATGATTGGACAAGCGAAATTGCACTTAAAAAAGCCAATCCAAACATGGATATCTCAGTATCGGCTGAGTTTTTACAGGCAAGACAGCGTGATGCCAAAATGAGTGCTGCTAAGCAGGCAATTTTTAGAACGAAACACCTAAATGAGTGGGTGGGTGCAAAAAATGCTTGGCTGAACATGGCAAAATGGGCAAATGCTCCAGAGCGGTTGCCGTTGTCTGCACTGACAGGCCGTCCTTGCTTTATCGGTCTTGATCTTGCCACAAAAATTGACATGGTGGCACTAATTTTGCTATTTCCACCGACAGCTGACGATCCCAATTACCATGTACATGGGCGTTATTATTTGCCAGATGTGCGTGTGCTTGAAGAGCTTGATAGTAACACTGAGCGTTATCGAGCATGGGATGCCGATAGCCTGCTCACCCTGACCATGGGGGAGGTGGTGGATTTTGATGCCATTAAGGACGATTTGCGTGAGTTTTATGGTCGTTTTGATGTGCAAGAAGTGGCTTATGACCCATGGCAAGCCACACAGCTTGCCCAAGAGATGGAAAAAGAAGGCATGGTGATGGTCGAGCTAAGACACACCGTGCAAAACATGAGCGAGCCGATGAAAGAGCTTGAGGCGTTGGTGCTACAAAAGCGACTGGCACATGGTGATTGCCCAATTTTAACTTGGCAAGCGTCAAATGTGGTGGCAACCCTTGATAAAAAGGATAATATTTATCCAAACAAGGAAAGGGCTGAGAATAAGATTGACGGTATGGTCGCATTGATTATGGCTTTATCTAGGGCGATTGTGCATACAGATACTGGGAATGTGGATGAATTTTTTGATAATATGATTATTGCTTAATCTCTTTTCCTTTGTAGCACACAAGACAAATTATTTACCTGCATCGATTAACGGTGCAGGTTTTTTATTGGGTGAATTATGAATGATGAAAACTGGTGGTCACGGTTTTACGCCAGATTGTTTGGGGGCGGTAAGCGACTTGATAAAGGTAGCGAAGTTGCTCCGTTTAACTCAATGCACATGCCATCTGGCACGGCAGTAACCGCAGAAACCGCTTTAAAATTATCGGCAGTTTGGGCGTGTGTACGATTAAGAAGTCAGACTATCGCCAGTTTGCCCCTGCACTTAAAGTCTGATAGCAAGGAATTGGCAACAGATCACCATTTGTACCGAATTTTGCATGACAGCCCAAATGCGGACATGACAGCGTCTGAATTTTGGGAGTCGGTGATTGTCAGTCTTGACCTGTGGGGCAATGCCTATGTGTACATCACACGATTGGGCGGTAGGGTGGTTAGTCTTGATATATTAGACCCATCAATTACCGTAGTGAAAAGAAATCGTGATGGTGATATTAGCTATAAAGTCGGCGAGGATATTTTTGGTGCTGAAGATGTGTTACATATCAAAGGGTTTACCATGGATGGCTTGGTTGGCTTGTCGCCAATCCGCTATCAAGCAGGCGTGATGGGTGCACAAATTGACGCCAACAATGCTGCAAGCCACACTTTTGGCAATAACTTAAAAGCTGGCGGCTTTTTGCAGACTGACAATATCTTAAACAGCGAGCAAAGGCAAAAGCTAAGAGGTAATCTTGAATATTTTTCAAAGCCTGAGAATGCTGGCAAATACATGGTGCTAGAAGCTGGTATGAGCGTGTCATCTAGCGGGGTTAAGATGAACCCAAGCGATGCTCAGTTGCTTGAAACTCGGTATTTTGGCATTGAAGAGATATGCCGAGCTTTTGGTGTGCCTCCGCAGCTGATCGGTCATACCGATAAGGCAAGCTCATGGGCATCGAGCCTTGAGGGCATGAATTTAGGCTTTTTGACTTACAGCTTACGCCCAACGCTTGAACGCATTGAGCAGGCGATTCGTAAAAAGCTGCTCAATCCCTCCGAGCGGTCGCAGTACAGCCCTAAATTTAGCGTTGAGGGTCTGCTGCGTGCTGACAGCCAAGGGCGTGCTAATTTTTACACAACCATGCTACAAAATGGCGTGATGACTCGTAATGAGGTGCGTGCCTTAGAAGATCTGCCGCCAATGTCAGGTGGCGACAGTCTGACCGTACAGCTCAATCTAACACCACTTGAGAAATTGGGACAAGATCATGAAAACCAAATCAATTAATTTTGAGCCGTCAATCGTTAAAGATGACGGCTTTTTTAGTGGCTATTGCAATGTTTTTGATGTTGTGGACAGCTATGGCGACAGCGTACAAAAAGGTGCATTTGTCAAATCACTGGCAAAGTTTGAAACACGCAGCAAAATGCCGCCGATACTGTGGCAACACGACAGAGCACAGCCCATCGGCGTATGGACAGCACTCAAAGAGGATGAACATGGGCTATACGGTGAGGGCAAATTACTGATTGATGATGTGCCAAAAGCCCGTGAAGCACACGCACTCATCAAAGCAGGCGTGATTGACGGCTTATCTATCGGCTATCGTGTTGAGCAAGCAGACTATGACAATACCAAAGAGGTGCTACTGCTCAAAGAATTGGATTTATTTGAAATCTCAATCGTTACCTTTCCTGCCAACGACGCATCGACCGTGACAGTGGTCAAATCGGCTTTGGCACAAGGGCAGCTGCCCACTTTATCTGAATTTGAAAAATTCTTGCGTGATGCAGGATTTAGCAAATCGCAAGCCACTGCAATCGCATCACACGGCTTGCGTCAATTGCTGGGTGAGCCAGCAGAACTGAAAGATGCATTACAAATCATTAAATCGATCACAGGAGACATAAATGTCTGATATGACAAAACAGCTCGCCACCGAGCTTGCAAAAGCCACTGACTATGTCAAGGGCTTGGGCGAAGAATTAACGGGCCGCTTAGAAAAAGGTGAAGGCAGCTTATCTACTTTAAAAGGGGATGTTGATGAAGCGCTTAAATCAATGGGTGATGTTAAAGCACGCCTTGATGCCGTAGAGCAAAAACAAGCACGCAGAGCACAAAATCAAGAGCCTGAAAAGTCACTGGGTGAGCGTTTGTTTGAGTCTGATGCGTTTAAGCAATTTGCCGACAATCCGACCGCAGGCAACCGAGCCAAGCTAAATGTTAAAGCGACGATTACCAGTGCCACCACCGACACCAGTGGGGCGGCAGGTGCACTGGTACAAACACAGCGTCTAGGTGGCATTGTAGCCCCACCTGATCAGCGTCTGCGAGTGCGTGACTTGCTAATGCAAGGCACGACTGATAGCAATGCACTTGAATATGTGCGTGAAACTGGCTTTACAAACTCAGCAGCAGCACAGCAAAATGAAGGTGATAAAAAAGCACAATCACATATCAAGTTTGACACCCAAAGCGTATCAGTGCGAACACTTGCACATTATGTCAAAGCGTCACGACAAATCTTAGATGACGCTTCAGCTTTGGCAAGCTATATCAACGGACGCTTGATGTATGGCTTGAAACTGGTTGAGGATCGTCAGCTGCTAAATGGTGATGGCGAAAATGGCAATCTTAAGGGCATTATCCCGCAAGCAACAGCATTTGCAGACAAAGCGACGCTTAGCACATATACCATCATTGACCAGTTGCGATTGGCACAGCTACAAGCGGTGTTAGCCGAATATCCTGCCTCTGGCATCGTCTTAAACCCAATCGATTGGGCTAAGATTGAGCTAGAAAAAGATGCGGATAACAGGCATATCATTGGCTTGCCGCAAGGTACGGCAAATCGCACCTTATGGGGCGTGCCAGTTGTTGAAACAACCGCCATGGGTACGGGCAAATTTTTGACAGGTGCATTTAATCTTGGTGCACAAATCTTTGACCGACAGCAAGCGGCGATTGCTGTGGCAACCGAGAACGAGGATGACTTTGTACGAAACTTGGTTACTATCCTTTGCGAGGAGCGTCTTGCATTAGCCGTATATCGCCCTGAAGCGTTTATCTATGGCGATTTGGTAGCGAAATAAGCGACAAAAAACCCTAACACTGGCAGGCGTTAGGGTTTTTCTATTTTTACCCTTGGTGGATAAGGATAAAACATAGGTGAATTTTAACATAGATTTAGGAAATTGGGTGATAAAAATGCTGGACAAGTACGAACAATCGCCTAAGGTAAGGTTTTTAATTAATTGGTTGGTGGCGTGTTTGAGTTTATTTGCCCTAGCCAGTTTGGTCAATGCAATCAAATGGTGGTAATCATGGAATATGAAGTCTTAAAACAGCATTATGGCGATAAGCAATACTATGAGGGCGATATCAGGCAGCTTGATGATGATTTTACCGCCAAGCGTTTAATTGAGTTTGGTTTGATTGGCAAGGCTCACGCAAACAAAAAAGTGCAAAGCAAAGCTAAAAAAGTACCAAGCAACAAGGCTGAACCCGTGCTTGAAAATAAGGATGATGATAGCGATGACACAGAAGATAACACTTGAAATGGTCAAGCATCAGTGCCGTATCGATCATGACGATGAAGATGATTTACTTATGCATTATTTGAATGCTGCTTTAATTCATGCGTCAAATTACATCGACGGATTACTTGATGAAAGCAATCTGGCAGTACAGCAAGCGGTGTTACTGCTTGTTGGGCATTGGTATGACAACCGAGAAGCTGTCAATAATGACTATCAAACGCCGCAATCAATCCCCTTTGGATTTGAGGCGTTGTTACAGCCTTATCGAAATTTGGGGGTGTGATGCAAGCAGGTAAGCTTAAAGATAGAGTATCTTTCATGCAGCATTTACAATCACGATCGCAAACAGGTGCACCCAAGCGAACATGGTCTGTCATAGATACGGTTTGGGGGCAATTTACGCCCGTCTCTGCCAAAGATGTCATTGCTGGGAAAGCGGCAGGCGTGGAGATATTGGCAAGGCTTAAAATCAGATATCGAGATGATATTAAGCGTAATATGCGTGTCGTGTGCCGTGGTAGAGCCTACGATATTATTGGTGAGCCGTTGGCGGACAATAAAAGTGGTCGAGAATATCTTACCCTACTGCTACAGGGGGCAGAACAATGAAACTGATTGGTGCAGAAGAACTTGGCAAAAAACTTAAACAAGCCAGGGAAGAGATTACTAACAAGCAAGCAGGTAGTGCATTGTATAGCTCACTGATGTATGCATCATTACCGATGTACAAATATGTCAGATCTCAGGCACCAATGACAAAAGCACCATACCGCCGTTATATGTCCTATGGTCAAGGTGATGGCTTTTATTATGATAAGAATGGCAAAAAACGCAGAAGACGCGCAAAAAGAGGCACAGGTAAATACGAGATTCAAGAATCAGGTCTTTATCACAAAAGCATCAAAAGACGACGCCTAACCCGTGGCAAGTCTGCAAATTTGGATGGTGCGGCGATTGCTATTTATGTCGCAGAAGGCTCAGGAAAAACGCACGGCTCAGCATATTACTGGTTTTTTAATGAATATGGTACAAAGTATCAAGCAGCAAGACCGATCTTTAGACCTGCATTTAATAGCGGTGCTGAAGATGCTGCGGATCGATTTAAAAACAAATTGGGAGAGCGTATTGACAAAATCATGGGTGGATAATGATAGCAAGTAAAAGAATTTTTGGCTTGTTGGGTGAATTGGTCAATGATCGTGTTTATCCGCTGTTCGTACCTGAGACCGCTGATAGCACACCGCCTTTCATGGTTTATACGCTGGTGTCAAATGTGCCAGATAACACACTAGACGGTGCAACAGGGCATGAGTGGGTAGGTGTGCAGATTGATATTTACGCAGCAGATTATGATGAGACTATCGCACTGGCACAAGAAGCGGTCAAGCGATTAAACACAATCAAGCCATCAGAGTATGGTGGCGTGGTGTATGTACACGATGATGGGCTTTATCGCGCAATCATTGAGTACGAATTTTGGCAAACAATTGCATAGGTGACTATTATGGCAGAAACAAATACTGTAGAAAATGCAAAAGACAGCTTTTATCAGCTGTTCGTATCAGCAACAAATACAAGCTCAAGCTTCAAAAAAATTGAGCGTTTAACATCATGTGGTGTACCATCTGAGGCGAAAGTTCTTGATGACATTACTGCTACAGATGACAGACGCCAAGTCAATGCTGTCGTCGATTATAAAGAAAATTCGGAAGTAGAGTTTGAGTATGTGCTGCTACCAGAGGATGAAACACATAAACTGCTACAAAAATCTTTTGAAAGTGGTAGAGAGCTGTATTTTCAGCTAAAATTCATGGAAGCGACAAGCGAAAGCCGCCAATTCAAAGGCATTATCGCAGAACTGACCACAGATGCTGAAGATACTAAGAAAAAACTGCGTAAAAAGGGCAGAATCACAATCACTGGTGATACGACAAAAGAGCTGACCGAATAAGGGGTGCAAACACACCCTTTTTTTATTAACTGATAACAGGATAAATCATGAGTAATTTAAAAAACGATTTGCTAAAAGCATTAAGCAATCTTGGTACACCCACTGCTTACGACATCGACGGTATTGGCACTGTACATATCAAAAAACTGACAGTAGAAGAGCAGGGTAAGCTTATGCATGATAAAGGCGATGATGTCAAATCATCATTGCGTTTAGTGACATTTTCGGTCTGTGATGAAGAAGGTAAACGAGTATTTGCCGAAAATGACATCAAAGATTTAGGCAAAATGCACGCCGATACACTAACCAAACTGATTGAAGCGATCAGGGAAGTAAATGGCTTTGATGCCAAGGTAGATGACTTAAAAAAGGACTGATCGCTCATGCTGACCGCCGATTTTTGTTTAAATTGGCGGCTCATCTGGGTATGACCGTCGCTGAGCTTGCCAGTAAAATGAGCTATGCAGAGTTTCTAGAATGGCAAGCTTTTCATGACATTGACCCCATTGGCGGCTATCGTGGCGACATACAAGCTGCAACGATCGCCGCATCCATGGGCGGTGGTAAGCTGTCTGATTATATGATTATAGACCCAAACCCTATGACAGATGAGCAACGGCAGGAGTATGAGCAGCAGCGTGAGGCACAAAAAGCAAGAATACAAGTGGCGGAAATGATTGCAATGTTTAATTCAATGTAATTGCTAAATTGGTGTAACTTTGTTTATAATAAAAACTCAATCAATCAAAGGGTGCTATTATGAACAAGTTTTTATCAGTTTTAAGTGCGTTTGCTACCGTATTTGTCTTATCGTCCAGCCCTGCCATGGCTAAAAATACGCCATGCAGTGGTAAAAAAGGTGGTGTTTCTCACTGCAGCAATGGTAAGTTTGTCTGTAAAGATGGATCAATCAGTGCATCTAAGAAAGTCTGCAAATAGGGTGTGCTATGAAAAAGCTATTAAAATGGCTTGGGATCATATTTGCGGTATTTTTAGGGATTGGTGCGCTCGCCGTTGCGCTTGAAACGCCTGAACAGAAAGCTGAACGAGAAGCTCAAGCAGCCGAAGAAAAAGCGCAGCGAGAAGCTGAATATGCGGCTCAAATAGACGACAAAGAAGAAGTTCAGCCTGTAAATTTAGGTATGACGCCACAGGAGCTTGGCTCAGGTATTGACAATATCATCAAAGAGATTTCAGGTGTAGATCCTCAGCTAAGGTCTGTCTCTACTAATGATAATATTTATTCGGTGGATTTGGGTGAGGATATTATTTGGTACGGCGATTTGGATAAGACCGGAAATATCATTACCTCAATGTATAATGTTAAAATCTCTGATAATGTTGAAGATAGAATGATGGCTTTATTGGCGTTTGCAATAGCTAAAGCCCGCACTTTAAGCCCTGATTTACCAAAAGAGCAGGTCGCCAATAGTGTTGCAGAAGTTATGAGTCGGGCGATGAAGAAATTTAACCAAAGCTTGAAGCCGACAACTGAGACGCAGGTTATTGGTGATTATAAATATATTGTCAATATTTACCCAGATAGCAAATCAATGAGATTTAGCGTGGTTCATAAAGATCACTAATTACCAAACCCAGTCTTTACAGATTGGGTTTTTTATTGTATAGTATGTTCACGGTCTCAAAAGCCGACAGAAAACGGAAATCACCCCGTCAGCGTGATATTTTTATGCGCGTCTCTTAAGTTAATCTGACAACCTAAGATGTGCATGAATTTGCATACCTTATTTGATAAGTTATGACCGACGGTGCGACGAATACAAGACCCGAAAGGGGAATAAGTCCGCCTGATTTTCTGCAGGTTTTGAGCCGTTGGTCGCCCATGTGGGCTTTAACTAACCTATCAAAAAGGTACAGAAAAATGCAAACTCAAATCTCAATCTTTAATTTTGAATCTACCAAACAAGTTCGCACTGCTATCCGTGATGGCGGCGATATTTGGTTTTGTTTGCCTGATGTCGCTGGTATTCTTGCCATCAAAAATAGCCGTGATATTGTTGCAAAACAGTTAGATAAAAAGGGTGTAGAAAAAATCTACACCCCTACGGTTGGTGGTCAGCAAGAGCTAACCTTTATCAATGAGCCAAATTTATACCGTGTGATTTTTCGCTCAAATAAAGCCGAAGCGGTAAAATTCCAAAATTGGGTATTTGATGAAGTCTTGCCTACTATCCGCAAAACTGGTCGTTATGTTGCCAAGTCTACCGTTAGCGATCGTACACCATTACGCCAAGCGGTATCCATGTTGGTGAGTCGGTGCGGATTGGATTATGGCACTGCATACACAATGGTTAATCAATATATGGGAACACAGCATATTGATGAAATTGATTTGGCAGACCTACCACGAGCGATAGCATACACACATAGCTTAATGATCAAGCCAGATGCAAAGGAACAAGGGGAATTTCAAATCACCTGTCATCAGGCAACTAACCAAGCGATGAACTATCTGCATGGTTTGCACGCAGAAATCAAACGGCTTGAGGGCGTAGCACCCAGCTTGGATATAGATGAAGATGAAATCGCCAGAGCCATCATTACAAGAATGGTTCAAGGTAAGAGATTTATGGTCAATCTTGACTACTGGAATAATAATCTCAATGTGATAATGGTTGATCAAAAAAGCTGGGTGGTGCAGAGTGATGATATCGCCAAAATCATCGCTGACCCTGCAGGTGTGCCAAAAGATGTGCTACCAAGTATCATCCAAGCGGCACTTAAGCGTAGTGGCTTGACTGTATAAATTTTAACAAATTTAGGCTATACCCTGCTCATCAGATGGTGAGTGGGGTATTGGTATTTGTTATTGATAAGTAAAACAAATTGTTCAAACCATATCATGCTTGCTATAATATAATTTCAGCGATACTTTTAGTATTGTTATCATCAAGGAGATGGGTGTATGCAAGATAATGCTAAAAAATCAGATGCAACTCACCACTCTGCTCAACTTTTGCGTGATATGTTTAGTTGCCTAAACCAAGCAATGAGCAGGGAAACCGAGAAATTTCACCAAGAGCAAAAAAAGGTAAAAGAGGAGATTAACCATGGCGCAAGAATCACCAATCACAGAATCTCTCTTTGATTTTTTATATCTTGACAGCATTAAAATTCGCTCGTTTTATGCGCAGCTGACCGGGTTTGGCTCGTTGGCTAGCATTAAGGCAAATAACGCACTTAATAGCAGCTTAGCGAGCGAGGGTGCTTTAGGCGTAAATGCTATGGCAAAGATTGACGCTAAGGTGAACTATGCTACAGGTGAAAATCAATCTAGCGAAAAGACTTATGATGCGACACCAACATTACCTAGGGAAATGATTGATAAGCTAGACGAGTTAGGATTTATCAGTCGAGAACTTGGTGAGAATTCAGCAGGTAATTTGGTGTTATTAAACGGTGTGCTAAGCATTACAGATATAGAAACACTGCAAAATCTACTTGAGCCAACAATGCACTTTGCAACCGAAGAAGAATACAAGCAATTGTATGGTGATAGAAAAAGGCAGGCGGTAAAGAAAAAGCTTGAGGAATACAAGCAGTTATGGCATCACCCCGATTGCTATCTTTAGAGTAATCCGCACCAATCAACAAGCTAAATAGCACTATATAACTTAAAAAACCAACCGTCCTTTATGGGCGGTTTTTTATTGGGTGAATTATGGCAGTTGTATCAAAATTACAAATTGTGCTTGAAGCGACGACGACAGAGTTTGATCGTGGCTTGAAACAAGCTTCTGAAAATCTCAACGCTTTTGCAAAAAAGAACGAAGAGATACATAACAGACTTGAACGATTTAATCGCAAGCATGAGCAGGCGCTGAGTGCAATGCGTGGCATTGGTGCGGCTAGTGCTGCTGCTATGGCGGCAGTCGGCTACGGCATCAAATCATCTGTCAATGAAGCGATGAAGTTTGAATCAGCCCTTGCAGAAGTTAAAAAAGTCGTGGACTTTGATTCGCCCGATGGCTTTAAGAACTTCAAAAAAGAGCTGATGGACATGACTGGGTATCTGCCATTAACTTTTGAAGAGTTAAGCAATATCGCGGCGGCAGCTGGTCAAGCAGGCGTGCCTATGCAGGATTTGGCAAGGCACACAGAAACTGCAGCAAAAATGTCTACAGCTTTTGGCATAAGTGCTGAGAGCGCAGGTCAGTCACTTTCTGAAATGCGAGCAGGATTTCGGCTGACACATGAAGAAGTGGTCGAGCTTGCTGACCAGATCAACTACTTGGGTAATAGCACACCCAATGCTGCTGATAAAATTATGACCGTCGTGCAGTCTGTCGGTACCATTGCTGAGCTTGCCAATATTTCTGCTGCTGAGCTATCAGCATTGGCAGCATCGGTGGTGGGCTTGGATGCATCATCGACAGCAACGGGCATCAAAAATATCTCTTTGTATCTGACCCGTGGTGCAAATGCTACCAAATCGCAAAGAACAGCGTTTGAAGAACTGGGCTTGAGCGCTGAAAAAGTCGCTGAAGACATGCAAAAAAATGCCATTGGTACTATTTTAAGAATCATTGATGAGATTAAAAAACTGCCAGAAGCACAACAGAGCGCAGTTTCATCAGCATTGGTTGGTACAGAAGCGCTACCAGTGTTCTCTCAATATATTCAGAATACAGATTTTTTAAAAGAAAATTTAAAGTCTATTGGCGATGAGTCTCAATATGCTGGCTCAATGTTCAAAGAGTTTGTGGCGCAAGTCAATACCTTGTCAAATCAAATTGAGATTTTGAATAACCGAAAATCAATTTTGAGCGCAACGATTGGCGAAGTCTTTGAGCCTTCTGTGCGCAAGATCGTTGAAAAATCTGGACTGATTGTTGATCATCTGACCAAGTGGGTTGAGGCTAACTCTGAGATTGTTGCAAGCTTGACCATTGCGACAGGCGTTATACTTAGCTTGGGGGTGGCAATCGGTGCCATCGGCTTGGCGGTACCGGTGCTGAGCGCATCATTTGCTGGTCTTTCAGATATAGGTAAGCTTTTGGGAAATGCGATTTCAGGTATCAGCTTGCCAATGCTTGGTATCGGAGTTGCGATTGCTGGTTTAATTGTAATTGGTGTTCTTTTGTACAAAAACTGGGACACTATCAAAGCCAAAGCAACCGAAATTTTTAATAGTCTGCCTGCACCAATTAAGACAGCGATTGATAATATTAAAAGCTATTTTAGCGGCATGAAATCGGTATTTGATGTTGTGTTAGATACCGCCAAAGCGTTCTGGCATGGATTTTCGACGATACCTTTGGCAGCGTTTGAAGTCATCAAAGCATCTGTCAGTTTTGGCATGAATGCTATCTTATCAATCATCAAAGCGGTGCTGACTGGCATTGCCGCAGCATTTAATTTTGGTTTTGATATTGCTAAAGCCATTGTTGAGACAGCACTCGGAGTCATCAAAGGCATCATCAATGGTGACATGAATGCGGTTGTTAATGCCATCAAAAACGGTCTAAAAACTGCAGGTAATGCATTTAATCAGCTGCGTACCGATGTTGTCAATACCATTAAGCAGCTTGGCACTGACTTATACCAAGCGGGTAAAGATGCTGTTGATGGCTTGGTGAAAGGCATCAATGACAAAATCAGCTCCGCCGTGGCTAAGTCAAAAGAACTGGCATCTGGCGTGAAAAATGCAGTTACGAACTTTTTTGACATCCGCTCGCCATCTCGTGTGATGATGCAAGTCGGCTACTGGATCGCTGATGGCCTGGCAGTTGGTATAAAAAAAGGTGCGGCAAAAACGAAAAAAGAAGCCAAAAAGATGGCTGAGGACATCAAAAAAGCCACTGATGATGAGCGTATCAATATCGCTAAGAGTGTCTATAAGCTACAACAAGAGCTTAAGGGCAATCCTTATGCTGATTTTTTGACCGACATTGCTTTTGGAAAATATGGCGACGCTAAGAAGTTTTTAAAGTCGAAAGATTATACTCAGATCTCACAGCTCAAAGAAACTGAGAAACGCTTACAGAATATAATCTCAATCGGTGATGAGCTTGACGGCTTAAGAGAGTCTGTCAGATCATTTGGCATGGATGAGATTGAACGCTTAGAACATGCTTACAAAACAAGTCAAAAATACTATTCTGCTACTGAAGATGACATGCTTGAGCATATCGGCTTGTTAAAAGAAATTCAGAATTTGGAATTTGGCAATAAGATTGACGAAATACGAGAGCAACGCAATCTCATCGGAAAAACAGAAGTTGAGCAGCTTGAGTATAAGCTCAAATATTATCGTGAGTATCGATACATTAGTGATGTGCTTAAAAAAGCCATGATTGATGAAATGAAACTCAAAGAATTTGAGACATTGCAATCTGAAAAGCAGCTCGATCTTGAAAAGAAATTGCACATGCTTCGTGGCGGTACCGAAACGAGCTGGCTACTTAAGCAAAGCCAGTTTACTGAAGAGCAAAAAAAGCAGATTGAGCAACTCACTAAGCAGGTTGAGCTTACTGAGCAACTGGCTGAGTTACGCGAAAAGCTCAAAGATAAGAGCGTGTTTGATGTAAAAGATGCGATCAAATCAGACAGCTTTGGTGAGGGCTTAGGCGGCGTGCTTGAAGGTATCGCAGGGCTTGGCAATATCAATGCAGGTGCGATTGAGAATTATGCCAAAATTGAAGAGGTTTTTGCTGAAGAAAAAACAAAGTTAAAACAGGCGTATGAAGATGGGCTCATACTTGAGTCTGAGTATTATGAGCAGTCTAAAATCTTAGCTGAACAATATGCTGACGCAAAAGAAAAACTACTGCTTAATGCGACCCAAAGCACGCTTGGCGGCATTACTGCAATTACTAAATCAGCTTTTGGCGAGCAGTCAAAACTGTATCGAACGATTCTGGCATTTGAAAAGGGCGTAGCAATCTCACGCTCTATCATTGCAATTAAAACAGCGATGGCGATGGCATCCGCCAATCCATTCCCAGCAAATTTAGGTGCAATGGCGACGATCGCAAGCCAAACAGCAAATATCATCAGCGCCATTAAATCGGTGGTCATGCCAGTGGGTCAAGCTCACGACGGCATTATGAGCGTGCCAAAATCAGGCACTTGGAATCTAGAAAAAGGCGAGCGTGTACTGCCACGGCATACCGCCAAAGCCTTGGATGACAAGTTAGATAAAATCGGTACAGGCGACCGCCCTGTGAATGTCGTTATCAATAACTATTCAGGCGAAAAGACCGATGTACAACAAATGCCAAATGGTGACATGATGGTAACTATCGGTAAAATGATTAGTCATACCGTTGATGCAAAACTTAATCAGCGTTTTATTCAAGCACGCCGACAAGGCGGTGAACTTTATGGGTAAACAAGAATTTAATTTTTACCAAGATAAACTTAAAATTAAGACCAAATCACACAAACCTACCGATATCGGTAGGTTTTTTGTTGGGGTAAATAATGAAAACCTTCACTTGGAAAATGAACATGGGAGCGTCCGCCAGTGTTCATCATGCTGTTAGCAAAACCCAATTTGGTGACGGCTATGCCCAGCGCGTCAGCCATGGCATCAACAATCAGCGTACCGATTGGGTGGGGTCAAAAACAGGCGATTGGCAAACGGTCATCTTGCCCATCAAAACCTTTCTTGATGAACACAAAGGCGTGATACCGTTTTTGTGGACAAACCCGCATGGACAAACCAAAAAATATGTCTGTGAAAATTATGAAATCAGTCAGAAAAAAGGCAACTTTTGGGAGATCAGTCTTAAGTTTGAGCAATCAAACTCAGACGGTAGCAGTGTGCCGCTGCTTGACTTCAGTAATCAAAACAGCGGCACAAGCACGCCAAATGTGCCCCAGTCTGCATTAGATGACATCAATAAGAAAATACAAGATGAGATCGAGCGCAGTACTCAAAAAGATGATGCACATGACAAAGCGATTCAGTCACTTAACACGAGCAAAACAAGCTTAAGTAAATCGATTGATGAGATTAAAGAGCAGTTAGCAGGCGTTTCATCAGCGCCTGCATCTGTTACTTGGGATAGTATCACTGGCAAGCCGTCTAGCTTTAATCCGTCGTCTCATAGTCACACTATCAGCGACATCAGCGGTCTGCAATCGCTGCTTAATGCTAAAGCAAACAGCAATCACAGTCACTCTTGGAATAGTATCACTGATAAGCCACAAAGCTTTACACCGTCATCCCATGTGCATCAAGCAAGTGACATCGCTGATCTGCACACAATATTGTCAAAATATGCTACTAAAGACGAAATCCCGCAGATCAATACTGACGGATTGACGATTGATACATCAAACTTAGCAACAAAAACCAGTGTTGAAACACTTGCAAATAAAGTAACTGAAGCTTCAGAAGCGTTAAAATCTGAAACTAAGTTACGAGCTAATTCTATTGCAGCTATTGACAGTAAAATCACTACTGAAGTTGATCGCAGCTCTAAGAAAGATGCAGAACATGATGATGAAATTGCGTCATTAAAACGCACGAAAGCTGATCTATCGCACACACATACAATGAGCGAAGTTACTGATCTAAGTGCTGAATTAGAGCGTTATGCGTTAAAAACAGAGCTAAACAATATCAGTGTTGATACTTCACATTTAGCTACTAAATCAAGTGTTAATGAGCTGTCTGAACAAATCGCTACGAAAGCTGATCAATCACACAGACATACGATTACCGAGGTCTCTGGGTTACAGGGTATTTTAAACAATAAGTTAAATTCAAATGCGTCTGCTCGTTCTGCTCAAAAACTCACAACACCAAGACGGATTAATGGCATTGCCTTTGATGGCACACAGGATATTACTTTACCTACCCCTACTGCCAATGTATCTTGGTCAGCTATCAGCAATAAACCAACAAATTTTACACCGTCATCACATAGACATGCGATTGGTGATATTACTAATTTACAGCGTGAATTAGATAATAAAGCATCAAGAAATCACAGCCACACTTGGAATAGTATTACTAATAAACCAGCAAACTTTACGCCATCAGCACACAGACATGCGATTGGTGATATTACTAATTTACAGCGTGAATTAGATAATAAAGCATCAAGAAATCACAGCCACACTTGGAATAGTATTACTGATAAGCCTACAACACTCACAGGCTATGGTATTACAGATGCTATGCGGACAGACACAGATTCAGAAACCACAGGATTAATCAGTATTAACCGTGCTGATAGCTATATACAAGGTAAACAAGGCAGTGTGAGACGCTGGTATGTTGGTAGTGGGTCATCATCAAACCATAATGTCCAGCTTAGCAATTTAACCCATAACACACAGCTTGAGCTTACAAATAACAGAATTACCAGTAACAAACCTTTATATGTAGGTACAAGACGGGTTTTATTAGAGGGTGATGAAACAGCATCTACAACCGTCCAAGTAACTAACCACCCAACTATTACTTTAACTCTTGGTGCAACATTAGAGATGACCACTTTTGTCTATTCCAATGGGCGTATTGTACATAGATTAAATTATAAGAATATGACGAAACCAGCACTTACTGCACTAACTTCATCTAGTTCTCGTACCAAAACACTGACAGTAAACTTACCCACAGCAATGCCAAGACAGGTTGTGCAGGTTAATGCTCACTTCTACGACAGTGGGTACATTGGTTATGCTTCTTCTCTTTTGGCTGTGTGGAAACTAAGCGAAACTACTAACAGTACAGTACCACTAAAAATATCAGATACAAATAGTTCTAGTAATTTTTCAGGTTTTTCAGATTTAGTTGTTACTATAGAGGGTTTTTAATGCACTATATTAAATTAATTGATGACAAGGGTCATTTTGAATTTATTCATGAAGATTTTTTATATCTATATAGCGATACAGCAGATTTTATTGCGATTGCTCAGGAAGATTATCAAACTTATGTTCAATCTGTAAACCAAGAACTCATCTACCAACATGGTAAGATTATTAGTCTAACCAGTCAAATATCTGCTGATGAGATAAAACAAACAAACCAAGAGCTGGTATGGTCAGATATCAAAGATAAACGAACCAAGCATGCACATTCAGGTGTTTATGTCGCTTCAGTAGATAAATGGTTTCATACTGATAAATCTAGCCGTATTCAGTATTTAGCATTAATAACATTACCAAGCTTGCCTGATAACTTGCAATGGAAGACTATGGATAATAGTTTTATTACATTAACAAGACCGTTACTCACTGAATTAACATCTGCTATGTTAATCAAAGAACAGCAAGATTTTATGAATGCAGAACGACACAAACAGCTGATGATGCGGGTAGATAATCCTTTGGATTATGACTACTCAGACGGATGGAGTGCTATTTATGCGTAGAAAAGTTTATTTAGCATTATATAAGGGGAGAGCTGACAAGTTCTCTTATCGTTTTTATGATGCAGTGACACGCTTTTTCACACGTGGTCAATACTCACATTGTGAGATTGCAGTACACATTCACAACAACATTTATCACTGCTATTCATCGTCAATTCGTGATAGCGGTGTGCGTCGCAAATCAATGATGCTCGATGACAAATGGGACTTAATCAAGCTGGATATTGATGAGTCGCAAATCAGACATTTTTACGGTGCGACAAAAGGATCGGGCTATGATCTCTTAGGTGCTTTAGGTGTTGTTTTGGGATTACGGCAACATCCAGACAAATACTTTTGTAGTGAATGGTGCTTTGAAGCGATCACAAACAAGCAAAACGGCTGGCGGTTTAGCCCAAATGACTTATACGCAATAAAATCAATTTTAACTCGACGACATTAATGTCGTCGACATACCCACAGCCCTTGTAAATCAAGGGCTTTTTTAGGAGCAAAACAATGAGTGAAACAACTCTAACCGAACTATCACGCACCGAAGCGACGGTATTACAGAGCTTTATCGCACAGGTGGACTTTTGGAAAAACCAACACGGCGATAAAGCTGCCACCATTGAAGTCATCTACTACCCTGAGGATGACGGCTTTGAGGTGGCGAACGGTGAGCCTAACAACGGCGTGCTAAAACGCAATCGCACCACAGCGTTTCGTGCTGACCTTTTGGCATGGGCATCTAACCAGTTACGCCAATTACAAGGCTGGGACAACAGCCAAACGGTCACCGAGTTTAGCCTATCTTATAAAAATGACCGTTATGGGGTGCGTGCTGCCCTTGCCAGTGAAGCCACCGACAAGGCAGATGATGGGGATGATGCTAAGAACACAGATTAACAGCTGATGGCTTTATCATCTGTTCATTGACTGTCTGTCAAGGGGGCAATACCGCCTCTTTGGCAGGTTTGGGAGTAAATCACATGAGTTTTAACACCGACATACAACAAACCACTGTACAAGGCTTTATTACCTTGTACGAATTAGACGCACGAAAATTGGGCGGTGAGATTTACCGCTTTCATGGGCATAACGATGGGGTGATTAGATGGCAGGGGCAGGATTTTCATCCCATCGCCATCAAGGCAGACGGCCTTGAAATGCGTTCAGATGGCAGGGCAAGCACGCCTAAGCTTAGCATTGGCGATAAGATTAATGGCATACAAGGGGCGGTATCAGCCCTTTGCCGATTGTATGATGATTTTGCAAGGGCTAAGCTTACTGTAACGCATACCCTGCAGGCGTATCTTGACAGCCATGATGCCCAAAATTACCGCCAGCAAGAATGGTACATAGAACAAAAGGTGAGCGAAAACCCAAGCCTTGGCATTGTAGAATTTGAGCTATCAAACCCTGTGGACTTTGAAGGGCAAAAAATCCCTGTGCGTCAAATCACCACCTATTGTAATGAAGCAGTCTGTGGTCGTTATCGTGGCGAAGTGTGTGGTTATACAGGTACAGCACGATTTACCCATGATGGCAAGCCAACCGATGACCCTACTTTGGACAGATGTAGCGGTTTATTAGCCCACTGTAAGTTAAGGGACAATGAAGGCAGTTTTTGTGGTTTTCCTGCCGCTGGTTTGGTTTAGTCAAGCGTTTTGGCATACTCAACCAAAGCGATTTTGATTGCCATTGCCTTTGAGCAATCCTTATGAGCCATAATCTGATTTAAGGCATCTAAAACATGAGGCTCAGTATGGCTAATGACAAGTCCGATGCGTGCCAGTGACTTATCAAAATAGTTAGCGGTTGCTTTTTTGCGTGCTTGCGGGCTTGCTTTATCTGCCAT